ACACAGGACACCGATAAGCTGGCCTTGGGCCGTGCTAGGAACGCAGTGGCAGCCAATCTGGTGCATTCGTATGATGCTGCCCTCCTACACCAAGTGGTAGGACAATTTGAGCAACCGCTGGTTTCGCTCCACGATTGTTATGGCGTTCACCCATGTAATTGCGATACATTAAGGTCTTACGCGCAAAACACAATATGTAGTACTTTTGGTGTTGACAACCACTGCATATGGTATTATTTTCTTGCGTGACGAGCGAAACGGCTTCGACCAACTTGGGCCTCAAGCTCGTCATTTAACTGAGAAACCTAAAAGAGATGACGAAACAAACTGACGCAGTGCGTCCAATTACTGTCCCGCTGACGACCCAACTAGTCACAGCGGTTTTCACCCACCTCGATCAGCCAGATACCAAATTCTGTGACCGAGGGTGGTATAAAATTGTCTTCCGAGTATCACTCGATGAAGGCGAGAAACTACAGAGTAAGCTGAAGGGCATACTCAAGGATTGGACGACCGAGCTGAAAAAGGCTGGTGTCCCTCCAGCAAAAACACTCAACCCTGTCGGCGGGAAACTCAAGCAAGACGATGACGGGACTGAGTGCTATTGGTTTGAGGCCAAAATGCGGCCCAACTTCAAGAGCCGTAAATCTGGGGAGATGATCAAGCAGCGACCCCAAGTGCTCGACGCTCAGCTCAAGCCTATGGTCGAGCTGGTAGGGAGCGGCTCGAAGGTTAAAGTTTCGTTCAAAGCGACCGCCTACAACACGCCACAAGCAACTGGTATTACTCTTCGCCTGAACGCGGTTCAGGTTCTAGACTTGGTTCGAGTGGGGGAGCAGAATGACACTGGATTTGGTGTTGAAGAGGGCTTCTCTACCGAACCATCCCCGGTTGGGGAGACGACCAACTCCTCTTCTGAAGTAGCCGAACCAGCCTCAGCAGCCAACTTCTGAACTGGTAGTCACACGTTGGTGTACTGTGGTTGGTAATGGCTGAACAGCCGCCATATCGGAGTCAGCTCGAAAGGGGGATGGGAGACCTCTTGGATTCACTTGGAATCCCATTCCTCTTCGAGCCTACCCGAATACCCTACCAAAAGTCGCACCACTACCTCCCCGATTTCTATATAGAGTCGAAGGATTTTTTTATTGAAACGAAAGGGAGGTTTCTTCCGAGTGACCGCAAGAAGCATCTGCTCATCAAAAAACAACATCCAGAGATCGACATCCGGTTTGTGTTCCAAAATCCATGTCTGAGGCTCTCAAAAAAGTCGCACACAACGTATGGCGAATGGGCTACTCATCATGGCTTCCTGTGGAGCGGAAAGCGGATTCCAGAATCATGGTTCTCCTGAGACCAAGAGGAGCAACACACGCGCACCTGACCACACTGGCGGGTAAACGTGCATTAGTGACGCTCGCTGACCTCGACACACTAGCGGGATCAAAGGGTAAATTGAAGTGGTTACGCATCACAAAGCGTGACCGAGAAGTTTTAGGAACTGTCCAATTCGATGGACAAATTGACGAAGTATCAAGTGACTACCAAAGAAAAAGAAAAAACAAGTGAGCTTGTCCGGCATGGCCCCTGCCCGGACTGTAACAGCTCAGACGCAGTAGGGGTCTACGATGACGGTCATGGGTTTTGTTTCTCATGCAATTCCTTCCACCGCGACTATGATAAGGAGGGAAGTACGCCTCGACCGGCGGCGGTGCAACACACGAGCAGTCCTTCCCTGAGCAATGTCTCGTATGCCGCCTTACCCAAACGGGGTCTCTCGGAAGAGACGTGCCGGTTTTGGCAATATGAGGTGGGTGAGTATTCTGGACGCCCTGTCCAGATCGCCAACTACATCACCGCCAATGGTGAGCGGCTCTCAAAAATTCGGTTTGCTGATAAAGACTTCATGCAGATCGGGAAGGGCAAATTACCCTTGTATGGTCAGTGGCTATGGGAGCGTACCGGCGGTGGCAAACTCATAGTGGTCACTGAAGGTGAGATTGACGCTATGTCCATATCACAGCTTCAAGAGCACCGCTGGCCGGTTGTGAGCATACCGAATGGTGCAGCCGGGGCTGTCCGGGCCTTCCGCGATAACCTCGAATGGCTTGAACAGTATGAGTCGGTCGTCATCATGTTTGACAACGACAAGGTTGGTAAGGAGGCCGCTGACCAGTGTTCTCAAGTCCTCTCAATTGGCAAAGCCAAGGTCGCTACACTGCCTCTGAAAGATGCGAACGAGATGATGACTGACGGTCGCTCTCAGGAGTTAATTTCTGCGATCTGGAATGCGAAGTCATGGCGTCCGGACGGGATCGTTAGCGGCGAGGATTTGTGGGAGGTCATTAACGCTCAGAAGGCCAACATTGCACACGGCTACCCGTGGAATGGACTAAACGCACTGACTCACGGCCTCCGTGAGGGGGAGATCACTACGCTGTGTGCTGGTTCTGGCATTGGGAAGTCTCAGGTCTGTAAAGAACTGGCATACCATCTCATCACTGAGGGCCAGACCATAGGCTACATTGCGCTGGAGGAGTCCACTCAGAGGACTGCGCTAGGACTCATGGGCCTTCACCTGAACAAACCCATTCACCTCACTCCAGACGAGGTTCCTGAAGAGGCGAGGCGAGCGGCCTTCGACGAGACCATTGGCTCAGGCAGATACTATACCTATGACCACTGGGGATCACTTGGCGAAGCTAACCTGTTATCAAAAATCCGATATTTAGTAACGTCAGTTGGTTGCCGAATTATTTTTCTCGATCACATATCAATCGTCGTTTCCGGAATGGAGGGAGGCGATGAACGGCGGATGATCGATAACACGATGACCAAGCTGCGGAGTCTCGTCGAGGAGCTAGGCTTCGGGCTGGTGTTGGTGAGTCATCTGAAACGACCAGAAGGTCGCGGCCATGAGGAGGGTGCTAGAACCACACTCGCGCAACTGCGAGGCTCCGCTGCCATAGCTCAGTTGAGTGATATGGTGTTGGGTCTTGAACGGGATCAACAAGACGCGGCCACAGCCAACCAGACGTGCCTCCGGGTGCTGAAGAACAGGTGGTCTGGCCAAAACGGTGTCGCCTGTTACCTCGACTACAGCGAGGAGACCGGACGAATGATGGAAGGTGAACCACCACAGGAGGAGACTAATGACTCGAACGATTTTTGACATCGAAACGAATGGTCTGCTACCTCATTGCGACAAGCTCTACTGCTTGGTCTGTCGCGATGCCGATACAGGTGCAACTCATTCCTATGGCCCCGGACGGTTGGCCGACGGTATACAACACTTACTATCATCCGACGAGATCATAGGCCACAACATCATCGCATTTGACATCCCTGCTCTCAAGCATCTTGGCTACCTCCCCGACAACCAGCAGCTCCCGAAGGTAACTGACACTCTCGTTCTGAGCCGTCTTATTCACACGACAATAGGCGACACTGACCGGGAGCATCTGATCAAGGACGAGGACTATATGCCACGCAAAACTCAGGGCAGTCACTCGCTCAGAGCTTGGGGCTATCGGCTGGGAGAGCTAAAGGGCAACTTTGGTGAGGAGCTGGGCTTCGAGGAGTATTCACCGGAAATGTTGAAGTACTGCGAGCAGGACGTGCTTGTAAGTCATCACTTGTACGACTCATTAATCGCGGAGGGTTGGGATCAGCAGTGCATTGATCTTGAGCACGAGTTCGCCCAAGTCATTCAGCAGATGGAGCAGCACGGGTTCGCGTTCGACCTACCCAAGGCTCACGAACTATATGTCACATTATCCACGCGCAAGCTGGCACTGCTGGACTCCCTGAAGGCGATGTTTCCAGACGACAAGGTTCCGATGAAGTCGCACCTGTGGCGTACCGTTGACGGTGCATTATTTCCGACGAAAAAAGCAGCCAAGGCATCCGGCTTCAAAGAAGCAGAGATCGAGCGGGGGCCACTCAAGTTGAAGCTGGTTCCATTCAATCCTGCCTCCCGCGACCACATAGGCGACCGGCTACAGAGACTGGGCTGGGTTCCCACCATTTTCACCAGCGAGGGGAAGCCCAAGATTGATGAGTCCATCCTGCTAGGAATTCAACTGAATGAGAAACAAGAGGCTGTCGAACTACTCAACGAGTTCCTCATGATTGGGAAACGCATGGGCCAGTTGGCCGAGGGCCAGCAAGCATGGCTGAAGTTGGAAGTGAAAGGACGCATACATGGCAGGGTTCAGACCAACGGGACGGTGACCGGACGGTGCAGCCATAGTACTCCCAACGTGGCCCAAGTGCCGCGTGTCGGTAACCCATTTGGGCTGGAGTGTAGGAGCCTGTTCAGGGCGTCAGAGGGTAAGGCACTGATCGGCTGCGATGCCTCCGGACTGGAGCTACGATGCCTCGCACACTATATGCATCCCTATGATAACGGGGAGTATGCTCGTAAGGTTTTGAAAGAAGATATTCACACCGTTAACCAGACGGCTGCGGGTCTTCCTACGAGGGATGCGGCGAAAACTTTTATATATGCATTTTTGTACGGAGCCGGAGACGCCAAGATTGGGCGGGACATACTAGGTCGTGGCCCACGAGCAGGGAAACAAATCAAACAGAAGTTTCTCAAATCCCTACCAGCATTAGCACAATTAAAGAATTGTATAACCAATAAATTAGCCTCAAATAATTATCTTCGAGGTCTGGATGGGCGGCTCGTATATATACGGAGCGAACACGCGGGGCTAAATTTTCTACTTCAATCAGCGGGAGCCATAGCCATGAAGCAAGCTACCGTGAATCTTTATCATGATCTGACCAAGGAGGGGCTGGTGCATGGAGTTGATTGGGCGATGGTTGCCCACGTTCACGATGAGTTTCAAGTGGAGACGAGTCCTGACCATGTGCCATTAATCAAGGAGCGAGCTATAAATGCAATACGATCAGCAGGAGAAACATTGGGGTTCCGCTGTCCACTCGACGGCGAGGCCAAATCTGGCGCGAACTGGGCTGAAACCCACTAGGCGTAACGAGGTAGCTGGAGTGGCGTGTGAGTACCTAATAAAGGCGATCCTAATAGACAAGGGATTTGTAGTGTCAACACCTGACATCAGTACTGGCTACGATTTCATCACCGACTGGGATGATGGGGTGATCAACCGTGTACAGGTGCGCTCCTCGTGCCGACCTCAACCAATCCAGCGGTCGAAACGTAAGCGGTATCAGATCAAAACCATACGCGCCCTCGGCAA